CTTTTTATTACGATGTCGATAAACAAGAATTCCGCCGATGTGAAGTTATCTTCCCCCCGCGATGAGGTCACACAGACCGAACAGAACATCCCTTCATCTCAGAAGGTACCACGCCCGCTTCCAAGGAAACCGGCCGTGCCCCCATTCAAGCCTAGATCACGATCCGGGCTTCCTCAGCCTAAGGCAGATGCTGCCGCTGAGACTGCCCCACCTAAACCTGAATCTTCTTGGTTGAGTCAACCTGTTGACTTTAAAGGGTGGGATGAAACTTTTTCTTTCGGAACTGATGCAGAGTCCGATAGGAAATTTCGTCGCGCTGCTGCAGAATTTTCCAGAGCGCTTGACTTAGGGTCTAAAGATGTTACCGAATCTAAAGACTCTCCTCCTTATCGTCCAGTTTCTCCTCGCTATAGCCCTCGTTCGCCCCGTTACGCTTCTTCTTCAAGATCTCGATCACGTGGTCGTTCCCGTAGACGACGTTGGTCCGATGAGTCACCTGACTCACATGGCCGTGAGCGTTATAGTTCTAGGAGTGACTATTCTCCTAGCCCTCGAAGACCCAGGAGGGCTCCTGCACCTAAGCAACCTCGTCCTCAGGAAGCACAGGTTCAGGCTCCTCGGGAGCGTTTGGTTTCTAAAACAGCTCCCTCCCAGGCCCCAAATTCCCGCGTAGGGCCCGCTTCCGGTCGCAAGAGCAAGACCCGAGCTCAGCGTACTCGCAAGCGCAACGCCAAAAAGCAGAATAATGCTCCTAAGCAATCTGCTCAAGGTAGGCGCACAGGTGGGGCAGCTACGGCTGCTTCCAAAACTCCAGCTGCGACTCAAGCAAGATCTGGTACACCGCCTGTTGCCCCTCCAGGGCCGGCTGCTGGTTCTCCCAGCCCCGGTCCAGTCCCCACAGATTCGCGAAGAAAATATATCTTCCATGTATCTGCCGAATACCTCACTAAGCTTGAGGCACACATCCCCAACACTCTTCCCCCTTCTTTGTATGAAATCAAAGTTGTGGGTGGCGAGCAGTCTAAAGCAAGTCATTATTTTGCTGATTGCGTGCGCAAGATAGGGTTTTTCATGGCTGTGCACCATTATTTGAGTGCCAATGTTAATGCCAATGCTCTAGTCCTCAGAGTTCCATTTTTACGACCACGCCACGTTGTGATCGTGAAAATGTTGATTCGACCTTTATTTCCTAAGGTGGCGCTCCACTTAATCGCTTACTATCCTGGTCTCGATGGTGAGTTGTTGCAAGACAGTCGATACGATCACACCTTGCAACCTTTGTTTAATCATATAAACAAAGAAGTTTTCAATGTGCGAGTGAGTCTGCAGCTCTATAATCCTGATTACAGTGATTATGTTGCAGATAGCTGTTTGTTCATCTGTGATGATTACAGTCTGCCTACTAGTCTTTATGCGAAGTTGTCGACCACGACGACTTTTTACATATGTGGCTTTACTGTTAAAGGTACCTTTGGTTCTAGTGATTGGTATGCTTGGTATAAACATGCCGACGAGAACGACGTGTTCAAAGGAACATGGCAACTCTTTGAAGATGGCACCGTTTATAGTCATGATTTCCTCACTCCTTTGACGGGTTACCGACAAGATCGTACTCAAGATCTTTTGTATCGAGTCGATGAGTGGACCGTTTATCGTTTAGGTAAACAACGTGCTCAGATTAAGATCACCGACCCCTATCTTTTGCGTTTCGGAGTTTTTCCGGGTTCCTTGAAACCTGATGGCGAACATCGCATCTATGTCGACGCTCATGCATCCATTAACCATTTGGGAGTTCTGTCCCAATATGCTCTCTCCAATATTAACACGATAGCTTGTAAAACATTGGATGAGAATGAGCAATGGGTTCGGGCTAGCCAGCTCATGCGTTATCAAGGTGACTTCGCACTTGCTGAAAAATATAAGCAAGATATGTTGGCCACAGCCGTGGCCAACGCCTTGCATCATAATGTTACGCACACAAAAGCTGCTACCGCGGAATTTCAAACCCCTGCAGGTGCCGCTGCTTTGAAAGAAGCTCGAGCCCTACAAACGGATTTCGCTGCAGAAGAGTCTTGGATAAATCAATTTAAGCAGGATTTAGGTAAACTGCGCCCGGTCACGCGCGTGGTTTTAGCTTGTTTGTTGGTGTACTTCTTTTTCGTTACCTTCGGAAAGAAGTTACTTTCCTTTGCCACTCCCGAGCCATCAATGGGCTCGATTTTGACTGGTCCCTTTTTAATTACACTCTTTATTTCTCCTTTGATAGAAGAGTGGTTGGCAAGACAAATTGACTTTGTCACGCGCTTTCCCCTAATCGCTAAAATGATTATGTGGTTGAGAGTCCCTAAAAGCTTCGATTATAACTATTGGGTTATGAAAACTCTGATATGCGCATTTGAAGTGTATCGAGATACTAACGGTTTGTCTAGCTTTGTCTTTGAAGTGGTGCATCATTTTGCCATCGCTTATTCTTGTCAACGCCGTCCTCTACTAGAGGCTACCATTTTACATGGAGCCTTGAATTTTGGTGGTTACTTCAAAATGTGGTATCTGGTCACTGCAACCGTGGTCACTCTCTTCTTTGTTTTGATCGAAGACAGTGCTACAGCTTGGGAAGTTTTCAACTATTGGCTAAGCCCTTGGGCTGTTTGGATGTATAGAAGAGCTTTTTCCTTTTATCTTCCTTGCAAGCCCTCTGATGTAGTCTTGACTTGGACTACTTTCAAAATGATGGTCCTGTTATTAGTCGCAGGAGACAAAGGTAAAGGTTTAATGACCGCAAGTTGTCTAAGCGATTATATGTGTGGGTTGAATCACACTGCCAATTGTACTGGTTTTACTGTGGTTCCTCCTTATCCTCAAGCTTTCCCTCCCAAATCCGAGGGTCCGATTCCAGAGGCGTTCTCGCAATCTACAGTTGACGCGAGTTTCTTCACCCTGGATACTTTGTATTTGGCAATTTTTGCATGTCTGGCTATATTGGTCTATGAATTCTCAAAGAAAGAGAAAGTCGATCCCTTGGATGTCATTAAAGGGAAGACTCCTTATATAGCTGCAGGGATTTATTCTGTCCCCCATGCCATTCCTCGTGACGTTTGTCAAGCAGATACTTCTTATTTAGAGAAGGATAACGCTTTGTCCCAACTATCTTATTTAGGCTGCCACAATCTCGTTGAGCTTAAGGAGCTTTTGACTCTTGCCCGGTTGTTGGAAGCTGAACATATCATTCGAAAGGCTCCTTGGTATCCTTTCAATCATGTGTGTATCCGTAGTTTTGTTCCTGCTCACTCAGACATCAATTTGATCCACGCTATGTTACATCGCCATATTAAGGCTCGCCCAAGTTTAAGGGGAGTTTTTACTCCTGCTTGGGCTAAGGTCCGTACCGCTATAGTTCCCGTTCTTGCTCAAGCCATGATTAGGGAAGGTTGGACTTTTGCTGATAGGTTACATCCTATGTCAGCAATAGAGTATGCAAATCATTTTCGTGAGAATAAGAAGCGAAAAGATTATGTTGATTATGTGCGAAGAACATTCCGTATGCGCACTCCGAAAACTTACACAAAGGTCTTCGTTAAGAGTGATGAGATGTTGTTGAAGCGTGAGAACAATAAACCCAGGACAATAGCGAATGTTGACAAACATTACCAGTTGACCATCGGCCCTTACACTTACGCCGTTTCCAAAGCTTTGGCGACGCGCTTTGATGTGTATAGAGAGCCCTTGATCCTGACCGATCCAGAAACTGGCCGTAAGACCAAAGTGCTGTTCATGTATGGTTCGGGGAGAAATGAGGATAGTTTGTCTGCTTTTGGACAAATGTGCATGGAGGGAGCGGTCCAGGTCGATTATTTCCTAATCGTCTGTGGAGATGACGTTTTGGTCTATGATGTGTTTTATGACACTGCAATAGAGCTAGACGCCTCCATGATGGATCAATCCAATGGTTACCCTGCTTTGCAGAGTGAATTTCTCTTTTATGAGATGCTAGGCATGCCCTCTGAGATCATTGCAGATCTCAATACCATATCGAAACTGCCCTATCGCTATGATTTTAAATGTGGCCAAACGATATATCTCAAACGCCCAGATTTTGTTGATATTTCCGGTGCTAAGAACGGAGGCCGATTCCGCTGCACTGGAGCCCCAAACACGACCACGGGTAATTCTTTAGTCATGACTTTAAGTACCCTTTATCTTTTGATGAAGCGACGTCTTACTGTGACTGATTATGCTCAATTCGGCTTGGAGATGAAATATCGCGAGTTGCCTTTTGTTGGTGGAGCTACTTTTCTGAAAGGATGGTGGCTTCCAACGCAAGAAGGTCTTCGCTGGATGGTTCTTCCAAGTCGTAGGTTGAAGATGGGTAAACGGTTAACTAATCCGTTTGTTAATTACGGGCACTTGATACATAGGAAAGTGCGTAATTTCACAAAGTATGATCGACAAGAGGCATACAAGTTAGCCGCGTTTGAGATAGCTATGTGCTACCGTACCATGAAAAATCTCCCAGTGATGCGAGGTTTTATCCAGAAAGCGTTAGGTTTCAAGCAGTTTGAGGGTTTAGGGGAAGAGATCGTTCGTCCAGAGTACTCTGTTCAAATGGGAACGATTACCCCCACGTTTTCGTACAAACAGTTACAGTTTGTTTACGAAGCGTTCCGCGAAAAATATGGTTTGAGTCGCAATGAGATCTTTGACATGGAAGATTTCGATCGACGAGCTCTTGATAGAATGCCGGCTCTGGTTAGCCATCCCGGATTTCAGCGCTTGTCCCGAGACTATGCTTAAATGTGGGGCCGTCGACCCGAGACGTCGTTAAACTCGCTCCGCGATTGCTGACTTATCGCGATATAACATGCCCGCTCAGTACGTATGAGCGTGAGTTAAGTTAGATGCCCCTTGTTAGAGACCAGAGAGATTCCCTACTTATATGAATGCCAAAACACAGACGAAACAAAACCAATCCGCAAGGTTCTCGCAGAAAACGCTCTCACACCTCCAAGCCCTTAAAGGTGTCCAGGCACGCGAGCAACTTAGTAAAGTCGCTCAACAAATCCGCTCAGACCTCCGAGCCAAAAGCTTGGTGGGAGACCCTACTGTCTTATCTGCCCACGATCGGAGAAGTCGCCCTAGAGGTCATCCCAGAACTCCTCGCCCTATTGTAGACAAAGTGGTCCTTAGACACAATCGCCTCCGTCAAGGAGAGCTCCACGTCTTTTATAATAATAGGCAGGCCTATCAAAACGCTACCAAACAAGGTCCGTCCTTGGCTACCGGTAGCATACACACAGCTGAGCACTATGAGGTCAGACACGACGGGATGCACGTTCTGTGCACTTCTCGAATCCTGTTGTTTGATCTCACGACACCTGCAGATGGGATGCTTGCTGGTCAGCGTTTCCCTTATGGCATCGCCATTTTGAATCCCCACAACCTTGGTGGGCGGTTCAAAATCTTGGCAGATCAATTCATAATGCACAAAATATCCAAGGTCCACCTCGAATATGTCCCATGTGTTCCGGCTACCGAAGCCGGCAGCATAGTGGTTTATTGTCCCACTGATCCCGTGACCAGCGTGTTACCAGTTGGCTCGGATGAAAAGAACCACGCCGCAACCTATGACAATTTCTTTGAGACGCAAGTCTGGGAGAAAAAGAAGTACTCTATCGTGCCTGGAAAGGTCGAAAAAGGGTATTTCGATGATGAAGCTGACTCGGATTCTAGACTCAGCGTTCAAGGGTTGCTCGAAGTCGAGGCAGGTTCCACTCTCGATGCATCCAAGACATATGGATCCATCTATGCGTTAATAGAGTGTCACTTTTGGCAACAAGCCTTAAGTGCCTTTGTTCCGACGCGCACCTCTGTTGAGGTGACTATTGAGTGGACCACTTTTGATTGGACCGTTATTGCCAATGCCTCAATTTTAGCCTATGAGGCAGTGGCCGCCGCTGGCCTTTGTTCTTATACCTCCACCACTGATCAACTCACTGCCCTTGGAGACGATCAGTATATAGTGGCTGGAGTGGTCATTTCTTCCACAGGAGATACTCCTCAATGGTATGTCGTTGATGAATACGGACAAACCGGAGGATCTCTGTTCGTTGGAGGCCAAGGTCTATTCCTACATGTTAGACCTTTGGTCAACAGCTCCTATGGTACCGCTGAAATGGCCCTCTTTTCTACCTATGATGGAGCAGCTAGATCGGTGCTTGGAACAACTTCTGCAAATCCTTCCGTGGCCGGCCAGTTTGTTTACACTGGCGACCCCCAATCGGCTCCCCCATATACCGGAACGTTAACCGTAAGAGGTTATTACTCCACTCTCTGATGATCCGCCTAACAAGTCCCTTTATAGAACCCGG